GGTCGTATGCTTAGACAATATCGTATGGCAACTGACTTAACCAAGATGTCAGTCGGCGACAGTGATTGGAACAACTTACGTTTATATGGACCTCAGGACGCAGGTGTTGCAAGCATCGCCATCCAGTACTCTCCGTCTAACAGAAAAGAAGGTCAAGTCACAGTGCTGCCAAGCATGCCTTATAACGATATTGCTATGATGTCAGCCGGCCTGCTATATTCTCCTATGGACTTCCTTGCAGGACAGAAAGTCTTGAGCACTGGTGAGCGTGAATACGGTAAGGGATTCATTATTGGCAAACTTGCGCCAGTGCCAAGAGGAACGTTCAACTTCATTGCTGGTCAGACAATGGACGATGTCAAGATGGCTGCAAACCAATTGTCACCAACTCATATTGCAGCTGCTGCTACTTTCCAAAAAATGACTGGTGTGCCTGCTGTTCAAGCGTTGACAGAAATGTTCAATGCAAAGCCAAGACCTGCACTTCCTGGAGAGAAAGCATATGATGGAATAGTCTATGAACTCAGTCCAAAAGACTTTGACAGCTACAAAATGTACCTTGTGAAAACTATCCAATACACTGGTACATCAGCCGCCGTGAATGAATGGGCTAAATCATACTCAGGTACTGACTTGGCTGGTACCACTGCTTCAACATACTCAGAGGCGCTTGGTCTGACAAGTAAGTATGCAGCACCTACTCCAGAATCTCTGCAAAGAAAAGCTGCTGACCTCTCTGCTGGTATGTTGGAAGCTGGAACGTCTGAAAAAGAAGTTGAAGCATCATTGAAGAGACCAAAAGCACCAGCTGCTGGCGGTCGTGTAAAATAGTTGACTGGTTAGTTCGTTAGCGTAATATATACAATTAAGGAGTTTCATCATGGCAAAATCAAAGAATTTCAAAGTTAAGTCTACAAAGAAAGTAGTCAAGGTAGACGTCAACGAGGGCGCTTATCCCGAGTCATACGCATTTGTTGTTAATGACAATAGAAGCGGTGGCAGTGGCGGCAATGGTGCTGGCTGGCGTCCTCGTCCTGAGAATGCGACTCAAAGTCCTGAAGGACAGAATGTAAAGTATCAGCCTCCTCGTGGTGGTGGTAAGTCCAGCATCAGCGAGTTGCCTGGTCAGTACACAGCGGCAATCCCTGTTCCTACCAAACCAAAGAAGCCTGCTCCCAGTAAGGGCAAGCCGTCGGCCAAGTAACATGGCAAAAGCAAGTAAGAAGTCTCGTCGTTAGTAATCACAATCAACAATCTCTCGAAGTAGTCGAAGAAGGAGAATCTCATGGCCGCAACAGGTCGCTTTATACACTCATCAATCCACACTGGTCTATCAGTCGCTGCTACCAACGCTTATGTTATAGCGCAACGTCATCCAATCCCGCTCAACAATGATCAGACAAGCGTCAATGGAAATAGCAGAGGAATCGCCATCCTTGGTGCACTCTACGTTCATGTCAATACCATTGTTGGTGCCACAACTCTGACACTGCGCCTCAGCACTGATGCCGCTGGTGATAATCCTTGGATTGGTGATACGACTGCCACCATCTCGACTGGTGTGACAACTGCTGCAAGCGGTGCTGTCACCATCAAGATGGACGTGCCATTCATCAAGCCTGCCAATGATATCTTGTACTGCCACTGGAAGACCAATGCTGGTACCTGCACTGTTGACGCGATAAATTTGACATGGACAGAGTGATGATTGGCATATACAAAATCACTGAGACTGCCACTGGCTTATCTTATATTGGACAAAGCATTCGAATGGAAAAACGATGGAAGGACCACCGTGCCCGCTTTAGTCCAGACACTCACAATTACGAACTTCTAATGACTTGCACTGCAGAAGCTCTAAATAGAATGGAGCGATTCTGTATTCAGGCTTGGAATACAATGGTGCCAAATGGTCTAAATCAGACTATAGGTGGCAATGGAACATTCGGACCTGGTAAATCTCCTTCTGCAAATGTTAGACGTAGAATATCGGAATCATTGAAAGGCATACCTCATTCAGAAGAACGTTGTCGTAATATATCTGAGGCGAAGAAAGGAAAGAAGATTGGTCCGATGTCTGAAGAGACGCGTCATAGAATATCTGAAGCTCAAAAGAAAAGATTCAATAAGGATGTGAACAATGGCAATTAGCAGCAATAATACCGACGTATTCGCAGTTACAGTCGCAGGTGGTAGCACAAGCACTACACTGTTTGCTGGCGCATTTGGCGATGGATCAGATGGTGATGCCACAATCACAGGTGGTACAACTACTCTGACTCGTGAGTGGCACTACAACAATCTCACTATCACTGGTACTGGAGTCCTGAAGCCACGTGGTCATCGCATCTTTGTGAAGGGCGTGTTGACTATCAATGCCGGCGGCTCTATCAACGATGATGGTGTGGCCGGTGGGACTGGTGTCAGTGGTGGCACAGCGCTCAGCAACTTGAGCAACTCTTCACTTGGTGCAGGCAGTGGTGCTGGTGGCGCTGGGCGGACAACGACTGGTGTTGGAAATGCAGGTGCCACATCGTCTAACTGTTCCACTAATAACGTTGCAGCACAGCCTATTGGTGGTGTTGGTGGTGGTATCAGTGCACCTGCAACTGCTGGTGGAAGTGCAGGTACTGCTCCTGTACCGACTGTCTCCCAGAAATGGAACTCATTGGCGTCTATTGTCAGTGGTCGTCTTTATAACGGCTCATCTACGTTCAACGGTGGTAGCGGTGGCGGTGGTGGTGCCCTTGACCTGACAGGTGGAACTGGTACAAGCGGTAACGGTGGTAGCGGTGGTGGTATTGTTCACATCGGTGCAAAGACTGTTGCCAATGCAGGATCAATCACTGCTAACGGTGGTGCTGGCGGTAATGGTGTCGCGACTGGAACTGCGAGTGCTGGAGCCGGTGCAGGTGGTGGTGGAGGATTGGTCACTTTGATAACGACCACCAACGCATCATTTGGAACTGTGACAGCCAATGCAGGTGCAATTGGAACTGGAGCAGGTGTGGCTCCTACTGCTGCAGTCGTTGGTCAACCTGGCTCAGTCGCCATACTCGTGCTATCATGACCTATATCGTCTTTGAGAAAGATACTCCTCAGTCTAAAGTAGATTGGCATGTCAAGCGTAACAAGGCGCAGATGTACTATGATGGTGTACCTCCTAAGTGGGAAGCCAAGGCACTTGCAGAAGAGTGGACATTCCCTTATGTAGTTGTTGAAACAGAGTCTGAAGGTGTGGAATGAAAGTAGTAGAACTAAACCACTTCATCAATGGCTCATTCCCACTATCAGGCTCAACTGCTCCTCAATCTGCCATAGAAACAATTACACAGCCACATCCAGTCTTTGATCTTAGAGCTGGAAGCCTGTTCAAGTTAGACACGACAGACAAGCAACAACTAAAAGAATTGGGGGAATCATGGAGACAGCATTCATCTCACTCGTAACTGGTCCAACAGGTGCTCTTGCTCTGTCAGTCGGCATCCTTATATGGCTTGGTAATTCAGCAATACCATTGTTGAAGAACTATCTAGCAAAACAGAACGATCTCATCTCTGAATTGGTGAAGAGCCATCAGTGTGACAGAGACTCTTTCGTTGCTTCGCTTGACAAGATCAGTGACAGGCTCGATAAGATGTCTGAATCAACTGTTGCTATTCACTCAACGGTGCAACAACTCTCATCCTCAGTCGAAGCCATTACTGCAAAGCTCAAGGATGATCGCAAAGAATAAGCCAAGGATTACTATGGCTAAACAAACAGAATGCAACAGAATGAAACGGAGATATGCTAGTGATTAAGCTTGAACCTACCTCGATACCTTTCAATAAGATAGTCCACATCATAATCGAACTGCTGAAGTTTAGTAAGGGCGGAATCAGTAAAGAGGAAGGAGCCATCCTCGCAGAAGACCTGTTAGAAATAGTCATGCACCTGAAGGTGACATGAATCTGTCTCCACACTTCACACTTGCTGAGATGACTCATACCAGTTCAGGTCTATCTAACAATCCGTCAGATGCTGAAATGAAGTCGTTGACAGCGCTGTGTGTTGGATTATTGGAACCGATCAGACTGAAGTTTGGTCCTGTCTCTATTCACAGTGGCTATAGAGGACCTCTCGTCAATAAATCGATTGGCGGTTCTAAAACAAGTCAGCACCTGAAGGGAGAAGCAGCAGACTTCCACTGTCCAGGTGCTAAACTTGAAGACATCATGAAGTGGATAGTCACTGAATCAGGACTGCACTACGGTCAGGCTATACTTGAAGGCCACACTGCAGGTGAACCGACTTGGATCCACATCTCATTAGGCGCTCCATACAGGATCGGTTCTCAGTGCCAACAGGCCCTGACTTTCGACGGCAGAAATTACCATAATTACAGATAGGACTGAAGATGAAGTTCATGAAAGCAGGTAGTCAACTCAGTGATGTTGTCTATACACCGGTCACATTAGCACAGCGTTTAGTAGAGCATTTCAATCCAACTGGGAGAGTGCTTGATGCTTGTCGTGGTGGAGGTGCATTTGACCATCCATCTGTGTCAGACTGGTGTGAGATTGCTGAAGGTCGTGACTTCCTTCAGTGTAATGAGAACTGGGATTGGATTATCTCTAATCCGCCGTGGTCAGAGTTCAATCTCTTCAATCGCCATGCATTGGCACACAGTGATAATGTTGTGTGGCTCTATCATCTTCCTGGTCTCTTGACTAATAGGCGCCTCCGTGACGGTGACAAACATCACTATCTCAGAGAAATAATACTAATTGATGCACCTCCACCACCTTGGCCTCAGAGTGGATTCCAAGTTGCTGCTGCGTGGTGGTCAAAGACTGAGGGGCCAATGCAGTGGACAGACTGGAGGAGGAAAGATGTACGAACTGTTTCTATTACTGCTGGTAGCGATACTAATAACTCTTACCTATTGGGCCTGAAATGAAGATAGACGTTGGTGATATGGTCGTCATGAGAGATGAAGCGTTTCAGCACTTTGACGAAGACTGTTCTGAACTAAGAGGAATTGAAGCTGAAGTAGTTTATATCTCCTCTAATGGAGACGGTTCCTCTAAAGATCTGACTCTAAAATTTGAGTGCCCGAACAAGATCTTGATTACTAAACTGCCCAGATCTTATGTGCAAATAGCTGGGCGTGCATAAAACTATAGCCCGCTCTACGGAAATGTCAAGGAAACCGAAGCGGGCTATAGTCGAGATGTAAGAAAGCGGAGGAAGCTAATATTTGCTGTCCGCAGTTCTAAGTATTCAGCTCGATCTGTTCTTAGCCATCTTTTTTTTCTTCTGCCACTTCTTTTTTACTGAAGGTGGCATGTAGTTTCCGCCAGGTGCTTTGTTGTAGCCGCGTTTCTTTGACGTAGCTGAAAGAGTAGAGATCCACTTCTTCTCAGCTACATCCAGTGCCCATCCTAAGATCTTCTTCTTCATCTCTTCAGTTTCAGTCTCATACTTCAGATCTAAAACAACTTCTTCTAAGAGAACAAACTCAAATCCTTCAGGTCCATACTTTGTCCAGTCAGTCTGCCACTTGGAACCTTTCTTCTTTCCAGCAATGAGTTCACTGATGTGTTGCTTACGTCTAGCTTCTACACAGATGCTTTGACCGACATAGACTTTCTTGTTCTTCAAACACTTGAAGCAGTATATTCCTGATACCATTATGTCCTTGCTTGTTTTAGTTGCTAGATGATATTAGCCCTGACAGGACTTGCTCTCGGAAGCGTTTGACGGTAAGATGCGACCTCTAAGTTATTGGCTCATCTACCTCGCGGCCAGTTTGAATCGCTTCCTTGACAACAGAATGATGAATCTTGTTGGCGGGCTACTTACGATTGACAACCTGGAGGACTATTATCCGTTCCCTTTCAACTCTTGACGTGACTGAAATCTCATTGAAGAGCTGGCTCATCTCGGTGTTGTCTCCCTAGTTTCATGCTCTTTCGAGATTATTCGAAGACAACTATCAGCCTCAATCACGCTGGATTCACACCACTAAAGAGTCTCTATCCGCTGCGCTTTGCTCCAAGTAAGGGAGCTATGTTCTTTCTATGAATAAATATACAACTCAACTGCAAGTTGTTTAACTATTTGCGACGGCTACGAAAATAAGTTGCGATCCAAATGGGACCAACAGGATTTTCTGAGGGCGGAATGTAGGAAGGAATCATAGTGCCACCTCAGTCATGAATCCAGCGTCGGTGTTCTTCCATTCTATTAGTACACAGTCAGCCTCATGCTTCTCAAATGTCTTCTGCCCAGCCATCCACTCATTGAGCTTCTTAGCGTTATAGAAGTATCCAACGTTCTGAGAGCGATTGACAAGCAAGACAACATCAGCTTTGCCAGTAGACCAGCCGATCCGATTGCCTCCACGAGTCCGTACTTCAAGACAACAAGTAGTGTAGGGAACTCCTCTCCAGTTAGCACCTTCGTTAGTCTTGACTTCGATACGTTTGCCTTTGAAGATGAAGTCATGTCCAGCCAAGTAGTCGCCCTCGCCCTTGCTTATCCATCGAGTATTATCATCGATTGCTTTGAACTTGTCCCATAGTTTCTGCTCCCACTCTTCGCCTATTCTCATCGACTTCCAACCGTCTGCAGTCATTAGATCTTTCAACATTTTTATTCTCCTGTGTGTTGTAAAAGTGCCACACAGTAGTATATATTGAGAAGAAAAACTCTTTGACGGCATCATTGAAAATAAACAAAAATAAAATGCAACTCTTGTGAACAAATAGACTTTGACGAGTATACTTACTACACAGGAGCAATAATCAATATGAAATACATTTCGGCCAAGAAGAAGAAACTAGAGAAGATACGCGGCATGATCCAACTAGAGATCCGAGGCGGCAAGTGCGACCGCCAAGACGTTGACGACCTCATCGAATTCCTGAGGATAACATTGACACCTTATGATGAGCGTCTACCAGTCGAAGATTCGAGCATCAACTAAATGAACGCCGGACAGAGCTGGGCGGCTGCCTATAAACCTGGAGAACTCGTCGTCGTGATGAAACCGTTTATGGGAGAACTGAGCCGCATCGGTCTCGGTCTGCTTACACGCTGTGACATACCACCTGCAGGCGGCCTTCAAATTCCGGTCGTCGAGGTCCTCATATTCGGTAAGATAATAAAATGCTCACTCGGAGAGATACGACATATGACACCAAAAGAAATCAAACAGGGCGAGCTCGGCGCCGGCATAAATGAAAAGTTGCTAGATTACGAAGCGCTGAATAGAGAAGATGAAGAGACTATAAGGAATGTGCCAAGAGTAGGAGAGCTCGCACTTGGTAATGAGTCACACACTGATGATCTTCAGAATCCTGTATTGGTAGTAGATATCAAGAATGCCAGCGTCGTGGTAGATGATGAGAGTCAGACATTCTATGTAGACAACCATCACGGCATCACATGGTTCGACGAACTCCCAGACGATATTCCCATGGCTCAAATCATATTCAACGGTGCTCTGTTCTGGCTCCCACTGAATTGGCTCACTCGAATCCCGTCAGCGTCGTAATCCCCCAGTTCGAGTCACTCTCGCTGCTCAATAATTACGAATAATTTGCTGTCGAATTGCCATGTTGACGAGACTCATGATGACTCATCAATCAGCAAAAAGTTAGGCAGCGAGCGACAGCGACCACATTGCACGGATAATTTCTCTGGCGTCTCTCGAAAGATGTCGCGGGACTCCGTCAACGAGAACACTGAAACCTCCGAGATACACACCGTAGATACGTTTTTCATTGTACATTATGTCAACGAGAGTCCCGCTGCCCAGCTCACGTATACGGCCGAGTTCATCAACAGTCTCTAGCAACGTTGGCATATCGACGATTGTTTGCAGATTGATTGTTGTCATGATGTTCAGAGATTCGATAGACAGCTGATAATGTGAGCCGGTTCAGTGTAGACTCGTCCATCAAAGAGCCAGCCGGATTCGAGTATCACAATGATTGGACCGCTGTCAACCTGGATGAGACTACCAGACTCGCCACCAAGAACTTCGCGCCAACCAGATTCGATGCCGGTAATCCGCCCCCTCAGCACTTCAGCAATCCGTCCATCGGCATCATCAACTTCAGAGTCTTCAACGTCCTGAAGCTCTTGGTCCAGTTCCCAGATATCCATTAGGTCTGTTTCGAAATCGTAGTCTGCAGTGTTGAGAGTTTTCATGTTGCTGGCGTCCATGTGATCCATTCCTTGATGTTCTAAATATACATCTCGGTTGCACTTTGTATCAACGATGTCAAAATAGTTGTAAATAGTTGTGGATAGAGTTATGAATAGGCGGCAGTTATGAATAGGTTATGGGCAAGGTGATATGAACATGTTATGGGCAACTTATGAATAGGCCGACGGCTTGAACAAAATGTGACGGCTGAATAGAATAAATGCATATGAAGGATATACTTACTACTGGAGAATAGACATGCCACAGTATGATAAGCAACGGACGCCTGAAGAAGAAGAACGCTGGACACGATTCAGGGCTGCAAGAGCAAGTATCCGTAAGCGCGATGCCGCTGGTCTCATATGGTGCCTGTTGGACCTATACATGGAAGACTTGGCTGAAGGAAAGAAAAGTGATGTGACACAGAAGACCTTTGACAAGTGTCTCGATGTTGTTGGTAGTGCTGGCCGCAAACAGATAGGCGCAACAGATGAAGGTCCTGGTGTAGATGCAGTTGCCGCTTGGCTTGGTGAGCACGCCAATTGAAAGGTGATACTCTTAAGTCAGTCATGGATGATCCGCTGCAGTTTATCAGTCGCCTAACAGTGGTTGATAAGCGCGGTCGTCCTGTCAAGCTGAAGCCGAGAGCTGAGCAGATAGCCATCATTGAAGCGCTTCATGCAGGTGATGATGTCCTTGTCCTCAAGCCACGGCAGATTGGCAGCACCACAGTTGTCGCAGCTTACTTCTTCTGGCGGTGGTATACATCGAAAGGACCTGAGACCTATGTCATCCTCAGCCATAAGCTTGCATCATCACGGCACATCTTAGATATCCATAAGAGATTCTATAAGTCTCTGCCGGCTGGTCTTCAGCGACCACTGGTAGATGACAACAGCATTACGCTTACTCTTGCCGACACTGGATCTAAGTTGATGGCAGTCTCAGCTGAAGGCAAGGGCGGTCTACGCAGTTTCACAGCAACAGCACTGCATATCAGCGAGTTTGCTTTCTCACCAGATGCAGATGAACTCAAAGCAACAGCTATCTCAGCACTGAATGGTGGTCAACTCTGTATTGAGTCAACAGCTAATCACTGGGGAGATGCACTGCACAGAGAGATTGGTCTATGGGAGAGCGGCGAGGTAGACTGGAACTTCTTATTCTTTCCATGGACAGACCATACCGAGTACAGTGAGACACCACCTGCCGACTGGGAACATGACACTGAGGCAGACATGAGCCCTGGTCAACAGTACTGGATGACACGGATGATAGGCAAGCTGGGAGAGACCAAGTTCAGACGTGAGTATCCGCTGACAGTCGATGATGCCTATGCTCAGACAGACGGTGCTTGGATAGACCTTAGTCAACTACAAGATCTGACAGTGATGAAGACTGATGAAGAAGGCGAAGCGCTGACCAAGGTAGATCCCTCAGACGCTTATGCTATTGGTGTTGACTGCGGAGCTGGCACTGGCGGTGATGCATCAACAATCGCTGTTGTCAGTGGTAAGACTGGTCAGCTGGTAGAGACACGCCGCAGCAGAACAACATCACCGCAGGAATGGGCAATCATTGTTGCACAGTGCTCAGCGAAATGGAATGGGGCCAAGGTCCTTGTCGAGTCCAACGGCACATATGGTGGTATCATCATCACTGAATTGAAGTACATGGGCACCAAGCTGTGGAAAGACAGCGACGGCAAAGACTGGATTACCAATGCATCGACCAAGCCGCTGATGTTGAACACTCTCAAAGAGCGTATCCTTGATGGGCAGATCCAACACCTTGATGATGTCACATATAAAGAGCTTCGTTCTTTCCAAGTCGATGATCGCGGCTTGCCCTACTGCCCACGCAACGGTGGCATGGCCCACCACGGTGACAGTGTCATTGCCCTTGCATTAGCTATTCAGTGTAGCGGCAAAATAAAAGTAGACAATCGTCCACATCTGCCTCAGTGGATTCGTGACCGCAAGATTCAGCTTGCATTTCGTAAGGGCAACGGCTCTGAACACAGAAGATATTGACAAGGACAAAAATAAATGTGCAAAAATAATTTGAGTGGTATATATAATCGTAGGATGATCATCAATGGCTAGATCAGAAGCCGATCGCATACGCTTCGTGCGTGCAGCACTCCAGAATCATACGTCATATTGGGACAATCAACGTCCTACTATGCGCAAATACAAGAACGTCTACATGACGCAGTTTTACCGTGATGTCGACATTGTCGCTGACACTAGCATTCGTGTAGAAACTGCTGATGCCTACGCTGCAGTCGAATCTCTGATGGGATCGCTCTTCACCAAGTATCCAGGTGTCGAAATTGGCGATGATATCACTGGCAAGGGCGATGCTCAGGTCGTTAAAGAACTGTCCAACAACTTCCTTAAGTCTTCACGTCAGCAAATTGAAAATGCTGCTCGTATGGCCCTCATCTACACAAGCTCTTTCCTGAAGTTGGCACCACGTGAGAGCAACACTGTCCTTGGCAGGATTGCCCTCCGGGCTATTCCTCCTTGGCAAGTCATTCTTGACAGAGATGCTGCTGCCTGGGAAGATGCTCGCTTCATTGGTCATGTCTATTACATCTCAGTCGATGAGGCAAATGAAAAGTTTGGCTACAAGAAATGGCACGGTGTGGCTCAGAAGGATTACTTCACAGACTTTGAACGCAATACTGACCGTAGTTACAAGTCTTATGGCGACACTAGCGGTGGTGACCTTCCTAATGAGTATCTGTATATTGAAATTGTGGAAATGTACGACTTCCTTAATGACGAACTCCTCTTCTGGACCTCACAATGGAAGAACGGGGAAGAACTCCTAAGCAAAGACAAGATTCCTGTCACCACTTACGATAATCGTCCCCTCAGCAACATCGTCCCATTCTACTTTAGCCGCACACCTGACCGTCCAATGGAAGGTTACAGCACACTGGGCCGAGTTTATGATCAATGTTTCGAAAAGAATATCCTCAGGACATTCTGGGCCAATGCCGTTCGCCGTGATAGCCGCCAGTACATCTACAAGGAAGGCGCCTTTGATGAGGATGCCCTTGCCAAGATCACAAGCGGTGTTGACGGTGCCATGGTGCCCACAGATAGTGATGATCCGCTCAACACTCTGATCTCCCAGGTCCCAGTTTCTCCTATCTCCAGCAATCATGCCCAGTATCTCCAGTATATTGAGGCAGACATCCAACGTGGTGCAATGACTGCTGGCTTTACACGTGGTGAGGCAAGCAAAGCAACGGCAACTGAAGTCACAGTCCTTGCCCAATACACTGCTTCTGAACTTGGTAAGATGGCCCGTGACCGCGATGGAACAATTGAAGCAGCAACTGCTCTTTACGTCCGCATGCTCATTCCTCTTGTCGATGATAGCGAAAAGACTGTCATTGTCACTCCTTCAGGTGCTAAAATCGTTACGATTGCCGCCCTTGATGCCGACTGGACTGTCTATGCTATTGACGGTGGATCGACTCCAATGACTGATGCACTTCGCAAGAATCAAATTATGCAACTCCTTCCGAGTCTCGTCCAACTTGGCGTTCCTCCCTTGGCAATCAAGGAAGAAGTCATTCGCCTCTTCGGTCTACCTGAGACTTTCACCAAAGAACTTCCAGCTCCTGAAGAACCTATTGCAACCGAAGCCGCACCGGCAGGACCTGAAGCCGTAACACCTACTGATTGGTGGCGTATGAAAGATGCTTGCCCGAAATGTGGAGGAGACAAAGACACGCGTTCTAAAGTATGTAAAGAATGTCGAAAACTTGGTGGATGGAAATGCAAAAAGCATAAGCCACATGGCATGCATCCAAACTCTATTCGACGTGGTCCTCAAACTCCTGAACATATTGAGAAGCGTTGTCAATCACTTGGATATCGTGAACGAGATGTTAGATATCCAATTCATCTTAACTCTCAAGAAAAACGAGCAAAACAACTTTGGGCAAAACTTGTAAAAGCACGTGATCAAAGTTGTAGAATGTGTGGAAGTGGTGATAGATTACATGCTCACCATATACTTAGTCATAGCAAACATCCGGAGCTATCATTGATTCTGAATAACGGAGTAACTCTTTGCCACCAGTGCCATTGGGATGAACATCGTCTCAATGGCACGTTGTGAGGTGTATCTCGCCAATATACGAATTCTGCTGTGAAGAGCATGGTCGCTTTGATGACCTTGTCCCAATGGGCCAAATGACGCATGCCTGCCCACAGTGCTCACAGCAATCTGTCAAACTTGTTTCAATGCCTGCCAAGACTGCCACACTCTGGAATAGTCGTTGGAATGAGGGGCTTGCCTCCACTGGCTTCCACTCTTATTCAGTTGGTGGACAAGTCTGTGACAAGCGCCAGGAAGAAGAGATTATGAAGAAGCGCGGATTCATCAATGAGAAAGATCTCGGTGGTGATTCATGGCACAGTTCCAAATCTCAGGCCATCATAGATGACAAAAATAAACTAGAAGCTGATGCTGCTCGTTATCGTACCAATCTGAAGAAGTTTGATGGTGACAAAGTCAAAGCAGTTGAAGAAACATTTCCCGCAAAACAGATGCTAGAAGAAGCAGCTATTCACGATGCAACAACTTAAGGATAAACAAATGGATGACGTAACTAAAATCGATCTCGAGTCAATGGGCAAAGAAGTCCAGCAACGCCAAGGCGAAGTTGAAGACAAAGAGGACATGCTCTATGCCCAGGCTTCTCCAAAAGGCAAGTTCTCTGGCAAGTCGCTCAATGCACTCGTCCAGTCTGTCAATCGTCTGACACCACTCTTTGGAATCAAGGATGCTTATCCTTCTTTCAGCGGCTCGATGATGACTGAACTGCCTTCCGAGTTTGTCCGTCTCCTGTCCATGTTCAAGGCTGCTATCTCTGATGCAGTTGACCAAGGAATCCTGCCTGAGGATGCAATGATCGACCTCTCTGTTATCACTGACGACAACGGCATTCAGGCTCTTGCAGGTCGCATTGGTATGGCCGCCAAGAGTGGTGGCTTCAAGCGCTTCCTGAATCAGAAGACTGCTGGTCCCAAAGGTGGACCAATGGAAGAAGAGCCCTCTCCTGGTGAGACTGAGGACACCAAAGCTGATATGAGTGAAGACAAGACCGAAGACCTTTTTGCGAGCAGGATGTAATAACAGATGAACGATCTTTCAACAGCCACGCCTACACTACAGGCACCTGTTACCAGTGTCTCTCCAGATGCTTCTAACCGCGGTGCCATAGTAACTAATAGACAAGAACCAGAAGCACTCCAGAATGCATCTCGTGATGACGAAGACATATCTTTAGATGAACTGATCAATGCAGACTTTGGTGATGATCAAGTAATGAAAGGAAGCCACAAAGGCTTGCCTGATTACAAGAAAGTCCTTGAACACATTCCTGAGAATGGTCGCAAACTCATTCAGAACTTACGCAACTCTTATGGTCAGAAGACTGCAGAGATTGCTGATCTTCGCCGGCAGGTTGAAGCAGAACGTGCTGAAGTCATGCGTGAACGTGAGCTCCTGTCCAATGGTCGATTTGCACAAGAAGTCCGGGCGCAAGCCGAGGCTCCTCTTCAGCATGATGCATGGTCAGATGAAGGTCTCCAAGAGCGCATCAACAAGCAAGCCGCTGAACAAATGGCCAAGATGCTTGCTCCCCTTCAGCAAGACCTTGAGAGTCAACGTCGTCAAGTCTCGCTTACCTCATTCAAGACCACACATCCAGACTTGACAAGCGATGAGATGAGACTGCCAATTGCAAAGATGCTGATTGAACGTCCTGAACTTAAACTCGAAGATGCTTATTACTTGGTCAAGGGCCAACAGGCGTCGACAGCAGCAGGTCAGGCGCAGATCGCAGCAGCGAATGCTCGTCAGGCAGCCAAAGACACACTAATGAAAACAAGCACCGGCAACGCAGTACGTAATGGTGAGACTCCCAAGTTTAAAGATGCTTGGACAGCTTATCAGTATCATAAAGCCAACGGTTCTAAATGAGCGATATATATATCTATTGGGCAATGTCTCCCGCCAGTGAAAAGAGAACGGCAACGTCACCTCCAACACATCTGTGGAACACGGACCGGAAACGGCAATCGAGAACAGTTAGAGCTGACGGGCAATTCTGCTACTTCAGCATCAGTAATACAGAACTAAAGGACTAAAACAATGGCAATTTCCAATGAGCTCTTGTCCTCGACGCTGTTCTCGATCAGAGACGGCGAAGTGGATGAACTCTTTCAGCGCGTTCCATTCCTCGACTTCGCAAAGAAGTTGGGCGGTATCGAGTACGAGGACGGTGGTATCAAGATCCAGCGCCCCCTCGCAGTCACCAATCACTCCACCATCACACAGCTTGCAACTGGCTATGAGCCTGTTTCTCTGGCGGTGAACGATGTCATGCAGCCTGCCCTCTATGAGTGGTCGGACTTCGTGGCTCCTATCGTCATCACCAAGAAAGAAGAGCTGGAGAATGCCGGCGAGAAGGCGATCGTCAAGATCGTTGAAGCTCGTATGCGTAACGTCATGGGACTCCTCCGCAGGGAAATCAACAAGCAGCTCGTCGGTGCTAACAGCGCCGTTCTGACCTCGCTTGGCTCCCTGTGTGGCGATCCCATCTCAGGCGTCACCACCGGCTTCCTGCAGCAGGGCGCTCCCACTGCGGCTGGCCAGACTAACACCATCGGCGGACTCTCCAGAGCCCTCGTGCCGGACGGTAACGGTCTGTTCAATCGTAGCTTCGACTGCGCCGCTGGCTTCAACGCCAACGGTATCCGTGGCATGCATCAGATTGCGGCTGAGACTTCTGCTCGCGCTCCTATGGGCGAGATCAAGTTGATCCTGGCTTCTGAAGCTGGTTACGCCAACTACCGTCGCGCCCTGTTCAATCAGGAGCGTTACATCGATGAGAAGCAACTCAATGCAGGCTTCATGTCCCTCGCCTTCGGTAATGCCGCAGTCGTTCAGGATGTGTTCATGCCCGCTGGTGCGGCTCTCGATACGGCCAAGCCCAACACCATGTACTTCATTAACTTCGACGGTATCAAACTTGTGATGCACTCCGATGGCGACCTCGCGGTCTCTCCCTTCGAGTTCATTCCTGGTACGACCGCTCGCTCTGCTCAGATCTACTGGAAAGGCCAGCTCATCGCTGACAATCTGGCTAGCTGCGCAGTCCTCTTCGACGGAGACACTTTCTAAAATGGCAACTACTACAATCCTTCAGTACCTCCAAAATACTGGCAAGTCAGTTACAACTGGTGCGTCTGTCTTTCTTGGAACTACTCCTCTCGATCGTCTCCAGACTGAGACCTTCCTTACTGAGACTGCAGTCGTCAAAGGTCAAGTCGTCTCTGTCGACTTTGCCAAAATGGCTACTGACACGACCGGTGGATACTCGGCTCTGACCGTCATCGCTGGCGTTGGTAACGTCGTCACCAAGACCTGCGCAGTGGGCGTGGCAGCGGAGTCCGTAACTGGCACCGCCACCAATCCTCAGCCTGTCAAGGTCATCATCCGTGGTCCCGCTCTTGCGGTGCCTGCGGTCGGTGCGATTGCTCAGGGCGCTCCTGTTATTCTTGATACTGCCGGCGGTGTTGGCTCTGTCAAGGTCCAGGACAACTATGACGCTGCCGTGACCGCTCCTGTAAAGGAAGCACTCGGTATCGCCATGACTGCAGCGGCGGCCAACTTGGTCAACGTGTACGTGTTCGGTAAGGGCATCTAAGCTCAACCTTCGGTCGGCCATCAGCAATGGTGGCCGGCCTTTGCCTCTTTAACTTTTATGTTTTACACCACGATTTGCTTTTCCGCCTGCAGCACAAATAGATAAAAGCAAAGCTCTTTGTTTCTCAATATCTCTTTTACCATTAGGACCATACTGATCGTGCATATTCTCAGACTGATTGCTCCACTCAATATGCTCTTGGCAAATAAAGCCATTAGGCATAGTGCTGTCGTTGATGCAAGTGTGTCTGAGAATGCTATTAGCAAAAGGTGGTGGTCCAAACTTTCTAATATAGATTCTTCGCAACATAGTTCTTGCGTTACTTTTAGAAAGATTGCCAGTGTGTCCAAGCTTATTACGTTGTCTAAGAAGTGGGATGCAGTTAGTCATACAAACATTATAGACAAAACAATCCAGGATTACACATGAATCTAACAGAACTAAGAAATCGTGTAAAGCAAATTACCGATTATTCGCCTGAACTAACTGTCTACAATGAAACTTTAGATCTACTTATTAATGACGCATACGATTCGTTGTGGACCGAGAAACGTTGGAAGTTTGCAGAGAAAACTGTCTTCCTCGATATCTGGCCGGACATCGTTGCAACACAAATCTCTGGTGTTATTGCCGCTGCAGGATGTGTCAACAACAGACGCCGTATCGTCTTCAACAACGCAGTCCATGCCCTTGACCTTCCTTACATCTGGGAAGGACAGATCTTTGAGATTGACGGACGTGACTATGGTGTCCTGAAGGTAGTCAACAATCAAGAGCTACACCTTGATGTCCCATTCCGTGGCACAACTGCTGCAACAAATGTGACATGGAAACTTAAACATCGATTCTATGAGATACCAAAAGATGCCATTGAAATGCTTTTCGTTGGACATCGCGATACTCCTTCAGTTGGTAAACGACCACCATATGGTGCTATGCGTGGACTACTGGCTCGCCGTGATGAGGACCTTAATCTCAGAGAAGACCTGACAAACTTCTGGAGTGAGTGCTACATCCCAGTCGGCACTGCCAATGTACCTGCCGCTGAGACTTTTAACTATGCACTTACTAATCCAGGCAGTGGCTCTTTCATTGGCAGTCCATACGTTGAACTCTGTTGGGCATTCGAAGACCAGGGCGGAAAGCTTGGTCCTCTCAGCGAGTCTAAGATAATCCATGCAGTGGATGGCCCTGCAGGTGGTGTTGGCATCACAATGGCATTCAAAACATTCGACGATGAGCCTGTCAAAGCGCCTGTCTTCAATCCCTTTATCGACCAAGTTGTCAATCAATACGAAGGCATGCGCAAACGTATGTTCTTCAATCAGAACTTCAATCGTCTAACTGGTGTCCGCCAAGCAGGTCTTCCTGTCTGGCGAGATGTTGTGATTGGACCGACTGTCTCATATCCAGCAATTCCTGGATACACATCTGACGCAGATCCAGTCAGAGTACCAGACGAAATAGACTCTTACACCATTACTTCTCCCACTCAGTTGGCAGTTGGTGGCAAACGTTATCAGGACTGGGAAGGCTTACATGCTAGATTCCGCCCTTATCCTCGTCCTATTGGCTCTGACTTCCAGTATCAGTTCTTGCTTGGTGTTCCAGTTGGAGACCAGCCTACTAACAGTGGTGAGGAACGCTTGTTCCGTCAGTGGGAGTGCCGATACTACCGTAAGCCTGGTCGCCTTGCCCTCCAGACAGATCAACCTGAACTACCACATGAGTTCCACAACTTGATTGTCTACAAGGCACTTCACGATATCTTCAGTAAGCATGACAATACGACTCAGGCTCAAGTCTATCAAACGAAATACAACAAAGAGTTGACCAGATTGGAGAAACGTTATGTTGATGCAATTGACATCAATGTGCAGAGAGGACAGTTCGGTATCTTCGGTAATGTCTGGTCACCGTATGATGCAAACTCACTTCGCCGGATGAACTAATGAAGAGTTCTACTAATCCTGACCAAATTGCTGGTGGCGTAGACCAACGCTATTTTCCAGTAGCAAACTCAGCCCTTGACATCCATAACTTCAGATACTCTCCTGACGGTGGATGGCGTAATGACCGTGGATGGGAGCCACTAATTGCTGATCAGGACCTGATACTAACTACTGCTGAGTTCAACGCTCTGATTGCTCCTTGTCGTTTCCTTCAGACATGGACTCGTCATGGTGGTAGCGAAGAGTACTATGTCCAAGAACGTAATGGCGAACTCTTCTATGAGTTTGGCAACATGGGAACTGCGACATCCAGAAAGCACACATTAGCAACAGGTCGTCATATTCCAAGGAGTGATGAGCCTGGTACTCAGATGATTCCTTATGGTCGCTTTGCTTTCATCCTGAATGGTCATGATCAGATGCTGAAGTGGTGGGGACGTGACAAGGTGGAGCCATTTGGATTCATCCTCAATCCTCCTACTCCTCAGGTTCCACCTGTCCAGACTGACTACTACTCACGCCAGTTCCCTGTTCATGCAGATCCCAACTACAGTCTTGGTGACAACAAGAACAATGCACTGAACGGTATTGCTGTTCAGTTCTATGCATCTGACTACCTCGGTCTTGGAGATCCTGCAAAGGGCAGTGTCAACTTCTACTCGTGGCGTGTCAGTTACATCACAGACACTGGATCTGAGAGTCCTCTATCCGAACCTGTTAATGTCAGTTGGACACTTTTGACTGATGTGACTGCACCTGGTGAGACTGAAGCAACTCGTATCATCAATGCAGACGGTAATGCACGTAAGTATGGTGTGCTCCTGACAGGTCTTGAGCCTGGTCCTGATGGCACAGTGGCACGTCGTATCTATCGCACCAAGAACAAGAAAGATGGTTTGACTGGTGCCGGTGACATATATTACTATGTTACACAGATAGATGATAACACCACAACTCAGTATATCGATGCGATTCCAGACAACGAACTTGTCAATCCGGCTCCGTCAGTTAACGACAGTGTAGCAATCTCATCTTCTTACAAATACGGAGCAACATGGAATGGTAGTTCTTGGTTGGCTGGTGGTGATGTTCTTCCGACGAGACTTATCTATTCAAAACAAGGACTGCCAGAGCAGTTCGGCGCTTTTGACTACTTCGACGTTGGTGTTAGAGAAGGAGGAGCAATCACTGCATTGTTCCCCTACTACGATGTTCTGTTAGTCTTCAGAGAAAACTCCATTGATGCGGTCTTCACTGGAACTAACGGATACACCTGCACCACAATCAATCAAACAATCGGTACGTTAGCAACTGGTTCTATTGTCCTGATTCCGACTGTTGGTGTCATGTTCATGAACAAAGACGGATTCTATCTGGTAAGTGGTGGTCTTCGTGGTGGAGCATCTCTTTCAGTATCGCCTGCTTCAATCATGACTGAAAAAGAAATGGCAAGAGTCAATGTCAATGCTCTGTGTCGTGCATCTGCCACATACTCAGACAAAGAGAAAGAATACTGGTGCATGTTCCCTGTTGATGGCAACACTGAGAACACTCATGGCATGGTCTACAATAACGTCACTAATCAATGGGCATTCCGTGGAGACACAGGCGATACATCATTAACAGAGTGGCCTATCAGTCGCCTTGCAGTTGATAGTAGCGGATGGATACTCTTGGGACTGATACCATATGTTAATCCAATTGCAAAGACTATCTATCCAGGCGTTGGAATTCAAGTCTGGAGTGCACGCAATGCCCTCGGTGACACATTCACTTGGACATACGACATTCAGAAAGCTGAGTACACGCTCACTGCTGCACCTAATCCAATCACAGATTGTATTTGGCAGAGTGCATGGGATGATTATGGTGATGATAGTGTCAAGAAGAGAATACTAACAATTGAACTTGATGTCTTAACTGAAGGCGACAATTCAATAGAACTCCAATGGGCACAAGACTACTCAACAGACTTTAAGAGTGCTGGTCTTGTCAAGCCTCAGATTGGTGACTATCTTGGAAGTACTGTTACAGATCCTACATACGACTCTGGTTCTAATATTGCAAAGTGGGACTCAAGCAAATGGCAGGATCATAAAGTGACACGCATGCGCTGGGATGTCAACACTGGTCTTGTTTCACACTTCAGTTTCAGAATCATCACGACTAATGTCATTCAGATAGTTCGTTATCAGACAAACGTAATAGTCGGCACTGTCAAGACACCAAACACCAAGGCACCTGGAGCAAATCAATAATGGCACGGATGTACACTAAAGGACGGATCAAGTCTGCGGATATCATCCTTGCTGATCCCTATAATGACGAGATCAATCAGAGTGTTGGTGAGTTAAACGGCGGTCTTGATCAGAACAATATGCCGTTGAATTCTGTGACTCGTAGTAAGTTAATCCCTCCAGTTTTGACATCGATTGCTGGACCTCCTGCACAGAAGTCATATGTAATGCCTTCACAAGACTACCATATCAGTGAATACTGTGATGCCGCCACTGTTCAGGTACCTGTCGCTGAATGGCAACTTGGATGGAATAAGTTTGAACAGGGAGTAGGCGTAAATAAGACTGGCTTTGTACTTGACTTCACATCCTCAGAAGGAATGCTGAAAGGAGAAGCTTGTCTTGATGCAGAGATGAGACAGTCTGCCTATGTCTTCAAGTACTTCATTCCAAGTGGACCTGGTAGCGGCTGGTATCCAGTTGTCAACATTAAGGACAAGCATACTGGCGAGATTGGTATCTTTGTTAACGACGTCTTGGTCGGTAGAACTGGTCCACTGTGGATAGCATGTGGTCGTCATTCTTATGTTGTACCGTTCTCCACACCAATCGGATCTGGTCCATGCCACATCGATGTCCGATGGATTGTAGACTACCACAATGAGATAACTGTCCTGCCTCCATACACTGTGGAAGTTGGAATAAACTGGGATCCACTAACAGCACCATTTCAGATTCACAATAGATCACTTTGGTGTAGGAACGAAAAACGATGAGCACCATAAAAACAAATCCTGCAATCCCAGGCGCTATTGCAACTGCCGGCGGTGTCAATGCTACTTACACTGCAATCCAGACTGGAACTGCTGCACTGACAGATATCAATGAGCAGACTGAATGGGCAACGTTTAGTCATCTAAACGGTGTTACTAACGACACTCTATTCACAACTGATATGCAGACATTCTGCAATCCTAATGACACTTACACTCTGACATCTGAGAGTTATGTCGTTATCAATCTGGCTGGAACAACTCCTGTCAGAGTCAGCTATGCACCAACGTTGACATACACTTCAGGTAATGAACTGCTTCGTGTCCATGCTGATATCAATCTTGATGCAGTCTCAGAAGCATTTGCTTTGCCAGCTGTATTGATGAATGATCAGGACTGCTTCTTCTTACAACTGTGGTACCGGGACGGAACAAACGCATACCATGCAGTTGACTGTGAGTGGGCATACTCAGTCACCAACTACACAAACTTTGACGCAACTGCAATTGCATTTGATACACAGCCAGATTTTGATGCATCAGGTCTATTGCAAACATATGCTGAGTCACATCCTCGCCATAGACTTCGTTGCTCAGTAACTGGATTCATTCCAATTGTTGCTTCAGGTATCAATCGAGTTGAGCTTCGTGCAAGACTTCAGGACAATGCAGTGCTTCCTTCAGTCCGATTTAAAGAAGCGACGATGATCACAACAATGATAAGGCACTAACATGGCATTTACTACACCGAACACATTCACTGCTACCACCACAATGGAAGCAGCAAAGGTCGATCAGAATAATGCTGCACTCAGAACTTACCTGAATGTTGGGATTGTTGCTGCAGATATTCCAAGCAATGTTGTCAACACTATCGACATTGTTCGTGGTGAGTTTGTTGGTGTTGTGGCTGACCATCAGTTCACTTCTGGCGACATGTACACTCAGTTCATTGATCTACTCAGGACAAACGAGAAGTACTGGACTGGACACATCAAGCCTTACGACATGAGCGCCGATTCACCTTTCCAGATCATTCCCAATAGTGGCAAACGTATTGTGCTTGAACATGCAGCTGATGTCATATTCAGTGTTGGAATGCTTGGCATCGGCAATCAAAACTATCAACGTGCCAAGCAGAGACTACGCAATCCTTGCTATGTTGGACATACTACAGGTGATGTCAAACTAAACACTGATATTGAGCACTGTACTGCTGGTCACTGCTACACTGAAGATAGTCCTGAATGGAGTGACACAGAGTATCCATTGGATCCTGATGACAGCGGTAACATCACAACTGCTGGAACTTCACCTGTTGCAGATGGATTCTATAGTCGTCGGTGGTATTGCCAACGGATTGGATTCAAGAATTTGCCTGCAGGTGTCCACCACTTCTATGTTGCCCAGTCACCTCGTTGTGATAAGGGACATGTCAAAGTGCTGATGTCACAAACTGAAGTATTCTACAAAAATATAATTGCAGGATGAACATGATCGATATACTTAAATGGAGTGAACTAAAATGGCTGGATTAGCAAGTTTGTTGGGCGGGGGAGTAGGCTCTATGGCTGGTCCAGTTGGATCTGCCGTTGGAGCTGGTCTTGCTGGTGCTGCAGCTGGAGCGCTTGCAGGTATTCCAAAGATCATTGCCTCTGATGCTGAGAAAGCAAACAAGAAAGCGTTGGAAGAATTACAACGCAAACAAGATCTTGGGATGCTTGGATTGACTGAAGCTGAAAAGCAATCACTCTACAATCCAGCGACTTCACAGATTGCTGGTCGCCTCCGCGAAGGTGGACAGATTGCTCGTCAGGCTGGCTCTGCTGGTATGCAGACTGGCGCTGGTAGTGATCTACTTCGTCAGACAATGTCATTTGAACAAGGCGCTGCTGAAGCAGCAAACGCAGCAATGAATGTTGAAGCCCAGAATCTTGCTCGTAAGCGTGAGATGGAAGGCGACCTCAGCGCACGTGAAGCACAGGCAAACCAATACAAACAAGACAGACTCAATAGCATTGTTGGAATTCTGACTGGTGGTCTTGCTGCTGGTACTGAGGCTGCTCAACAGAGTACAACAGAGCGTGGTGCACCTATTGCTTCTGCTGGTCCTGAAGTGAAAGCAATATCATCTAAGCTTGGTATCAAAGATGAAGAAAGCGCCAAATTCTTGGAATGGCTTGGTAAGAATCCAGATGCTGCTCCTTACGCAACACTGCTTGGAGGTCAATAATGGCTGTTGTTCAACTACGTAATGGCATCTATGTCAACAGCATTGAGACAGTTCCTGACGCTGATCAAACTGCTGCTTACAAGTATGCGTCACTCTTCACCAAGCATCGCAAAGAAAACTGGGAGATGGCACAGAAGCAAGCCGCCAGTGAGATTGCTGATGCCAAAGCACGTGATGCTGCCCTATTAAGTGTGTATGGTCAGCAACTTCAAGACTACAATGACAGACTGAAGCAACTTGATTTAGATATAGCACGCGCTGGCACTGATGTAGCCAAGGCCAATGCTGCTACTCAGAGAACTGCACTGCAAGAAGCAACTGCACAACAGAACAATGCTATTGAATGGCAGAAAGCAAAAGCAGAACAAGTCTCTGTGACTGGTGGAAGTCGTTCAAGTTCTACATCTACTGGAACTTCTGTGTCTACAGGTGGTGGCGGTGGTGGCGGTGGAAGGAGACCTGGTGCAGCAAGTACTGCAGCAGATGCAGAAATTTCGCTTTCATTTGCTAATACTGGAACTGATGATGTTGCAACAGCACTTGGCGGTCTTGAATCTGGACCAATGTTCTCTCAGACAATTCCTGGTGCAAGTCAGTCTGAAAGAAATGCAGCATACGGTGTGGCAGTTGAAAGACTCATTACTCCTAGAAAAGCTGCATATGAGAATCAAGGATATAGTGCGCAAGATGCATATGATCTAGCTGAGACTGATGTTAAGAATGAAGCTGATGCTGCTGGTTACGCACAATATGCTCAAGGTCATGATGCATATAAGCAAGAGACTGAAGGCGGCGGTGGTGGTGGTTCATCATCACAACGTGCATCCAGTTCTGTTTCAGTTCGTGAGCCAGCAACTCTACAGCCCAGGTACAAGGGACTTGG